ACAACGAGCTTGACCCAGAGACTCGATTTGCTATAGAGAACGCGCTAACGGTAGGCGAGGTTGTCCCCATCGGTAAACTGGCAGGCATGGCCAAGGGCGCAGTAAGAAATGCTGGCGACAGGCGAATGATTAGTGACGCAGCTTCTGATGTCCCAGATGAAAGCTCATACCTGCCGCTGCAGGACCGGCTTGAAGAGATGGGTGCTCGCCAGCTGGCTGTCGATGATGTCTCGCCTAAGCCAATCATGTTTAGGGATGTTGCACAGCCTGATCTTACTCCAGACCAGCTATCTAGGTCGTTTAAAGACGGCGAGATAACCAACTACGGCAGGAATATTGCCCGGAAGCGAGCAGCAAAAGATATGGCAGGACAGACCTCCAAGGTCAAGAAGCTGTCTGAAGTATTAGGTGACATGAACATCGAGGGCAAAGTTAGCATGGTTGCCACTCAGTCTGACAGGACTGGCATCAAAGACGGTGCAGGTCCGGGCTATCCTTTGATTGGTCGGCAGTATTCAGAGATGGCTAAGCTTTACCAAGACCAGTTTGGAGAGGCTCCTGTGCCTAGAATGCTGGACAAGAATGGTGAAATCACTGACTACCCTGTGTGGGCTGTTGATGCCAAAGGTACAGTAGCCAGCCTAAGAAACAATTTAAGAGAAGAGGGAACTATACTTGTCCCGATGATTGGCTCGCCAGGACAGCTTCGCACAAACAAAGAAGTATTTAAGAAGCTGAAGAAAGAATTTATGGCCGGCATTAAGGCCAACAAATTAGACGCAGATCAGGCTGACAAAATAAACCTTAACCTAGAGGCGCTCACTGGAGACAAGATGGACATCAGAGATCCGTCATCTTGGATAGAGCTTGAGAAGACTTTTGATGGTCGTGGCGCATTGGCTGACATTATGAGCGGAAAGACACCGCAGGCTATAGCTGCAGTCGGAGCAAGAAGTAAATGGCGCACTAAACTCAATAAGAAGCGAGCTGCTGATGGGCTTGAGCCTCTTGATCTAAACCCAAAGACGGCTCCTTTAGGAGCGCGTAAAGGCCAGATATTTGACTACGACAAGATATTAGAGGACTCCACAGAGTCTGTACTCTTGGGCGCTGGAACTTTTGACATTGGCCCTTCACTAATTCTACCTTCTCGGTATAGGCAAAGTGAAACTATGCGTGATGCTCATCCTGGCTTTAAAGAGCAGTTGATGGGAGAGCTGGCATCTGATGATATTTTCACGCCCGTTCCGCTTGAGGCTGCAATGCCAAGCTTTATTGATCATGGCCGAGGTCTTCACATGAGAGCCGGGCCTAACAAAAGGCCATTTAATTCAAGCGCCTGGGGAATGAATGCGCGTATGGGATACCCCGGCCAAGGTCTTCCAAGCCAGAAGATAGACGAAGATTACCTAAAGTACCTGCAGGACATGGGCTTTGCCGAAGGCGGTGAGGTTGAGGTAGCTGAAGAGGTTAGCGTTGAGTACAACGCTGACAAGATCAGTGCTATGGCTGACGCGCTAATGAACGGAGATAGCTACGCCGAGGGCGGTGAGGTTAAGAAGCAGGCAACCAGAGATGACACGATTGGTTACAACGCGCCTAATTTACGCCGGGTAGCTGGCGATGTTCTTACAGACTTTGCGTCTGGCATATTCGGACCCATCGCATCATCTGCTATTTCTTTAGGCGAGCAAGCCTTTACCGATAACACCATTGAAGAAATGATGGCTAACAATGAGGCTTACAATGATGCCCTTAACTTCAATCCCAGGACAAAAGAAGCTCAAGCTGTTAATAAATCAGCTATGCAAGGTCTAGGCGCTGTCGTTAACGAGGGCATTGAATACTATGACCGAAACAAAAAGAATCTATCGCCTGAAGTTAGGCAATCCATAGCAGCAACCGGGCAGGCGTGGGAAGACTTAGATCCTCGCACGAAGTTTCTTATAGGAAATGCTGCCACAGTTGGCGAAGTATTGCCCATTGGTGGCGCGGTAAAGGCTGGCCTTAGAGTAGGAAGGAATGCAGTAGATCAAAGAAACTTAAACGCTGCTGCAGGGCAAGTACCCAGTGAAGCTTCTTACGAACCTTTACAGGATAGGCTAGAAGAAATGGGCGCAAGGCAGCTACAAGTTAGAGAGCCGGGCGATAATAACTTCTTGAATGAGTATGATAGTGATGTTCTTGGACTTGGTCCTGAAAGATTAATGTCACCCATTTCTACACCACAGACTGTTTCAAATAGATTAAATATTAAACTTACTGATGATGATATTGATGACCTTACCGATGATGAACTAAATAAGGCTAATGATGTTGTTGATTTGACTGAGAGAAGATATCCCGGATCAACGATAACTAACCGATGGCTTAACACTAAGCTAAAGAAGTATCTACAGAATGAACTAGGCACAGGCCAAAACGATTCTATTGTTAGAGTAGCAGGTGACGCAGATAACATGCACTATGAAGTAACTGACTATACTTTAGGTATAGGCGATCTTGATGAGCAGATAAATCTTGGCCAGTACAATGTTGAGGAGTATGGTCTGGAATATGATCCAAACATGATTAGGCTTGATTCGGAGTCAGACTTAGCTAAGTCATTTGAAGGAGCTTCGGATAAGTTATTAGACCAGCAGCAGGCTGGGACTATTAGAAAATCAGGATTAATTAAAAGAAGAATGGAAAATCGAGTGAGAAATTTGAATCGTAGAAAAGATTCAGAAGCCAGCCTAGAAAGTTTAATGGATGAAATGTATGAAGCCAATCCTTTCTTAAACAAGGTGCCTCCTGAAACCAATATGTTTACTCTTAATGAAGACATTGCAGAAGAGTTACAGCTAGAGGTGCTTACTGAAGGTGTGCGTGAGTTGGTCGATCCAACGAATGAATTAGGCTTACCTCCAGAGCTGTACTTACCCGGAGATAAGATTTTAAAGATGTCAGTTGGAGAGGTCTCTGCCAGAGTTGGCGATCTTCGCCTTTGGAAAGAAAAAGAGATGACTAAGGGTTTTATAGAGTTAGCTCAGAAATCGCCCCGTATGATAGTCGATGGATTTGATATTGATTTTGCTAAAGAAAAAGGTGCTACTTGGGTAGACATACCTGACGCTTCATCAAGCAAGCAAAATAAAAAGATTTGCACATCATTAGGCAAGGGAGGAGAGTGGTGTACAAAGATTGAAAAACAAGCGCTTAATTACGGATCTGGAAACAGCAGTCTTACTGTAATGCTTGACGGAGATGGAAGACCTCATCTTCAAGTACAGTTCATTGCCAATTATAAAAATCAAAATGGCGATGATATCATTGATATTAAAGAGATAAAGCCACCGGGCAATGAGTTTGATCATCAAAAGTCAGCGTCTTACATTAGACAAGATCCTTTGTACGAAACAAAACTAGCTGATGAGGTAATAAATTTTTTAAACAAAGTAGATAATGAAATGATAGTGGGTAATATTAATCCTGACGAACTAGAACTGTTCGGACTTGTTGACGTTGATGACACTATGAATTTTGAGGAAATATTAGATCAAAAGTATGGCGCTAGAGATGGGCTTGACATGGACGAGGTGCGGGATATTTATAATGTTTACATGTCTAAAAGACAATTTAGCCCAGAAAAAACACCTAGAATTGTGCGTGAAGAGCAAATAATGGACTACATGGATTCAGGCGTATCTGATCTTGACCGTAGTGATTTTGCCAAAGGCGGTGCAGTTATCGCTAAATATGACGCAGATAAGATAAATAAACTTGCACAGGGTATAATGCCTGAGAACTTTGCTGAAGGCGGTCCAGTAATTTATAACGCTAGTCGAATTAATGAAATTGCCAACCAACTACTACAGGAGGCTTAACGTGGCTGAAGAGAACGAGATTGAGATTGAAGTAGAAGAAGTTACAATGGTAGAGCTTCCAGAAGAAGATGAGCTAGAGTTTGAGGACACCGAAGACGGTGGAGCGATGGTACGCATGGAGACTATGTCTGTGCGAGAGGCTTCTGATCACTTTGAGAACATTGTGGAAGAGGTTGACCCTATCCTGTTAAAGTCTGCCATCAACGACCTGATGGAGAAGATAGAGCGCGACAAAGAAGCTCGCCAGAAGCGAGATCTGCAGTACGAAGAAGGTTTGCGCCGCACAGGTTTAGGCGATGACGCACCGGGAGGTGCCCAGTTTCAGGGAGCCAACAAGGTTGTGCATCCTATGCTGGTCGAGGCGTGTGTTGATTTCTCTGCTCGATTCATCAAAGAGATATTCCCGCCCACAGGTCCAGTTAAGTCTAAGATTATAGGCGAGGCCGACAGGGCGAAGGTAGGCAAGGCTCAGCGTAAGACTGAGTTTATGAACTGGCAGACTACAGAACAGATGGTCGAGTTTCGCTCAGAGTTAGAACAGTTAAGCACGCAGCTACCTTTGGGTGGCGGTCAGTACATGAAGTTCATGTGGAACGCTCGATTTATGCGCCCTGTGTCTGAGTTCGTTCCCATTGATGACATATACCTTCCCTTCTCAGCTACAAACTTCTACACCGCAGAACGTAAGACTCACGTTCAGTACGTCACGCAGATGGAATATGAGAAGCGCGTTGAGTCTGGAATGTACGCGGACATTGAATTACCCACGCCTACTGAGCCAGAGTATAGCGCAGCTGAACGTGCCAACGAGAAAATCGAGGGCAAGCAGAATACTAGCTACAACGAAGATGGTCTGCGAACCATCTTTGAGATCTACACGTTCATGGACTTTGAAGATGGCGAAGGTTTAGCGCCTTACATCTTGAGCGTGGACAAGTCTTCAGATAAAGCCTTGTGCCTTTACAGGAACTGGGAAGAAGATGACTCAAGGAAGAATGAACTGCATTGGATCGTAGAGTTCCCATTCGTACCGTGGCGTGGTGCTTACCCAATCGGCCTGACTCATATGATTGGTGGCCTTAGTGGAGCAGCGACTGGCGCATTACGAGCCCTACTAGACTCAGCTTACATTCAGAACGTGCCAACACTACTGAAGCTAAAGGGTGGCCCAGGCGGCCAGACCTTAAATGTTCAGCCTACTGAGATTGTTGAAATGGAAGGCGGCGCGTTGATTGATGACGTTCGCAAGCTGGCCATGCCGCTACCATTTGCTGGCCCAAGTCCAACATTGTTTCAGCTGTTAGGATTCCTAGTTGATGCAGGCAAGGGCGTGGTCCAGACTTCCTTTGAGAAGTTTAACGACCAAAACCCAAATGCCCCAGTGGGAACCACGATGGCAATCATCGAGCAGGGCATGGTTGTGTTTAGCTCAATCCATTCTCGCTTACATTCCTCTATGGCTCGCAGTTTTAATATCCTTCATCGCATCAACAGCATGTACTACACTCAGGAAGAGCTAGATGCGCTGGACGCTGGGCTAGAGATCACTGCAGAAGACTTTGATGGCCCATCTGATGTTGTGCCGATCAGTAACCCAGCTATCTTTAGTGAGGCTCAGCGCTTCGCACAGATACAAGCGATTATGGCGCGTGCTGAAAAATTTCCGCAAATGTACGACCAAAAAGCGGTTGAAGAAATGTTTCTGCGAACGCTAAAGGTTCCAGCTTCAGAAGTTATGCAAAAGCAAGCAGGCTCAGAAGATAGAGATCCAGTAAGCGAAAACGTAGCGGCAGCAATGAATCAAGGAATTTACGTGCTGCCTCAGCAAGATCACTTGGCTCACCTGCAAGTTCACTTGCCGTTCTTAAAGTCGCCAATGTTTGGGTCAAGCCCTGGCATTATGAGCACATTCTTTTATCCAATGGCCATGCACATGCGTGATCATCTATTGAACTACTACTTAGTGGAGTCTCATAACGCTATTGAACAGGCGCAGACTCAACAGTTGATACCTGAAGAGGCAGAGCAGCAGGTCGATGTAATCCTCAAGGTCCAGCAGTTTATTGAAGAACAGTTAGGTGGATTCGCTCAAGAACTGGTTCAGATTAATCAGCAAGCAGAGCAATTCAAGCCAGAGAATCAGCCTCAACAGCCTGGCGATGCAATGAAGATTGCAGAACTTAGTGCTCAAATTAAGCAGAGCGAACTTCAGCAGCGCACAGAGCGTGATGGAGCCCGAATACAGCTTGATAACGCTAAAATGCAGGCATCTAACGAGATTGCACAGCTTAAAATGCAGCAGACTGCTGAAATTGAACGCGCCAAGCTCGCAGCTAGTCAACAAGATCGTGAAGAAAGGTCAGAAATTGCTGGATTGCGTGAACTTTCTGCTACAGAGCGCAACAACATCAGTGAAATGTCTGAAACTGACCGCTTAAATACCCGTGAACAAGGCGAAAATAAGCGTAAGGCAGAAGATTTAGCTGCTAGAGAGCGAATGAACAGTTCCGATAACATGACCGCCAAAGAACTAGCGGCTATGGAGATGGAATCAGGCGAGAAAACTTCATACACCAGCGGTGGGGGAATTGATCCATAATGGCATTCTTGCAAAGCAACATACCGCACTTTAAGTGCTGGGTCAGGAAAGAATACACTCACAATCATGAGAAGTTTCATGGCGAGTGGATTCATGCGATGGCCGTAGCTGTTACGACTTTACCGAATCGCTGTTTAAGCTTCCAGATGATATTTACTGGGGCTGAAACTTATGACACAGATGAATCTAATGTTCACGGAGGAGCAATGTGGGCAAGAATGCCCATAACTGCTCTAATGGGGGACACTCCAGTTGACGAGTGGCCAGAGCCAATGTCTACACATGACGCCCAGCCTTGGGATTGTGCATCTCACACTCACAGCGTCTATGTTCTAGACCGATGTACGCCAGCCCCTTGGCTGGCAAAGATTGACGGGAAGTTTTATCCTGCCAAATACTATTTTACGGTGGACTATACCGATTCAGAAGTAGCAGACGATCCAGCTCAACATAAGCAGGCGCACGTTCTAGAACTTCTTGATGCAGGAAAATGGACGGGTAACATAGTAGCGTTACCGAATAATCGGGTCCGGGTAAGTCACCCAGCTTGGTTTGAATTGGGAGAAGGCGCTCCTGATTTCAGGCCGTCCCAGCATATCCACTACAGCAAGTCTGATCTGGATTATACGCTGGACGTTAACCAAGTTTTTGATAACATTTATGCAGCAGAGGAAGAAGAAAATGATGAAAAGTAAAGGTTACGCCAAAGGCGGTAAAACCAAAGGCGGTAAAATGAAAACTAAAGGCTACGCTAAGGGCGGTGCAGTCAATATGGACTCAGATCAAGTAAGACAGCACAAGCGCATGGCCGCTGGATACATGATTAAAACAGGTTCTGGTAACACGCCCGCATAACAGGAGATATTTCATGGCAGCTAAACCAGGTTTGTACGCAAATATTGCAGCTAAACAGAAACGTGTTGCAGCGGGTAAAAAAGATCCAGCTACAGGTAAGCTTGAGAAAATGCGTAAGAAAGGGCAGGCAGGTGCGCCATCAGCTGGGGCTTTTGTGAGCGCAGCTAAGACAGCGAAAAAGCCTAAGAATAATGCTTAATGAATATAGACTCAAAGTTACTAAATATTCTCAAGGCTAATCAAGCAGAGTTTGCGCTTGAAGCCTTGCAGAAGCCACACAAGAACGATGCTTTTGAGTACGGGTATCGGGTAGGAACGGTTGCAGGTTACGAGGCATCCATTAATGTACTTTTAAATCTATTAGACGAGGAAAGAAATAATGACCACGACTTATGAGGACGCAATCGCGGAGGCTTTTCCAGAAGTTTGTTCTGGCATTCAGCCTTTCGGTAGCCGCGTTCTGGTTCAGATACGCACCGCTAAGAATAAAACAGCTGGGGGCATTTTACTAACTACGGACACCACTGACACTGAGAAGTGGAATACGCAGGTAGCCAAAGTTGTCACAGTTGGGCCATTAGCTTTTAAAAATCGTAATACGATGGAAAGCTGGCCAGAAGGAAACTGGTGTAAGGAAGGTGAGTTTGTGAGAGTTGCTAAGTACGGAGGAGACCGATGGGAAGTACCTATTCCTGACGCAACCAATGGCGAAGCAGCAATGTTTGTAATTTTTAATGATCTTGACATTTTGGGTAGCGTAATTGGCGATCCCCTTAAAGTTAAGGCATTCATCTGATAAGGAGATGAGTAATGGCTGAACAAGAAAATATAGAAGATGTGCTGATTGAAAACGATGAGCAAGAAGAAGAACTGGTGATTGTTGAAGAAGAACCTTCTAAAGAAGATTCTGATGATGACGAACGTGTTGCGGCTGAGTCTGATGACGATGACTCTGAGCGCGAGGCTATACGTGAACGTAGGCGTAAAGAAAAAGTAGATCGTAAAGGAAGGCGTGAGACCGCCATCAAGCGCGACAAAACAGAGTTGGACTTTTTGCGAGGTCGAAATGATGATCTTGAGAAGCGTATCAGCAATCAAGAGCAGCGAAACCGCAATCAAGATATTCAAGGCATTGATGCAGCTATTGCTCAAGCCAACAAAGAAGTAAACATGGCTGAACGAGTTATCGCCAAAGCTGTTGAGAACAATAACGGCAATGACGTAACGAAAGCGATGAAATATCGTGACGAGGCGATGAATAAAGCGCAGCATCTTCACTACAATAAGCAGCAAGCAGCGCAACAAGTAAACACCGCGCCACAGGTTGATGACCGGACTATGCATCTGGCAAAGCAGTTCATGGACGATAATCCGTGGTACGACTCACATGGTCGAGATGAAGATTCTGCAATTGTAATGGCGATTGATCAGTCTCTTAGTCGAGATGGTTACAATCCTCAAACCGAAGAATACTGGGACGAGCTAACTGCTCGATCTGCGCGTAGGTTACCAGAGCGTTTTGATGACGATGGGGGTTCACGAAAGCCTGAAAAGTCTGTTCGCAAGGCACGGGGTGGCCCAGCAGTTGGGTCAGGAAAAGAACACGCGCCGTCTTCGACTCGCAGGGAAGTTTATATAAGCCCAGAACGCAAAGCTGCTTTAGTAGAAGCTGGAGTGTGGGACGATCCTGTCTTACGGACTCGATATGTGAAGCGATACGCTGCATACGACAAAAGTAACGCATAAGCAACACTTAAATAAAAAACTTGCTTTATTATGTGCAAAACACACATAATAGAACAATCGCTGGAAGGAGCGACTAAATATGAGCAAAACAGACGAACGACTAAAGAAACACGCAGACGAAGGACGAGAGAACCGTCAGATGACAGATCGTGTCATTACAGAAAATCGGGAAGTATCGGAAAGCGAGCGCGTAGAAATGTTCCGTCAGAATTTATTTCAGTCTTCATTGCCTGATCTACCTGAATTACCCGGCTGGCATATGTGCTGGCTTACAACAACTAACTCGCGTGATTCAATCCAAATGCGTATTCGCTTAGGATATGAACCAGTTAAGCCAGAAGACGTTCCTGGCTGGGAGTACGCTTCACTCAAAACGGGTGATTGGCAAGGCTTCATTGGGGTTAATGAAATGCTGGCTTTTAAGCTGCCTATTTCTTTGTACGAGAAGTTTATGATGGAAGCCCATCATGACGCTCCGAATCGAGAAGAAGGTAAGTTACGAGACACCGCTGACTTCTTAGCCCAACAGGCTGAAGGATCGGGCAGCAACATTGTTCAAGGTGATGGTAGTAAAAGTCTTGGAGAGAGCCGCTTAGGTCAATTTGATCTGGGCTGACGAACAATCTATTTAACCAAAGGAGCAACAGTATGTCAGCGACTACTGAAGCATTTGGCTTTCGCGCTTCCTACCACAATAGTGGCCGAATCACAGCGAAAGCTTACACCATTGCCAGCGGATACGCCCAAAACGTATTCTCAGGAGACCCAGTAAAACTAGTAGATACTGGTGTTATTCAATTAGCTACATCTAACGGCCAACGTGGCGGCACATCTGCAGGTATCCTTAATCTGGGTATTTTTGCTGGCGTCCAATATGATGACGCGTTAGGCAGGCCCACTCTATCGCCATTTTGGCCAGCGAGTGCCGCAGCAACAAATATTATCGCTTTCGTTTATGACGATCCAGAAACTATATTTGATGTTGAGTACCCTAACCCAGCAGCTGGAACTACGGTTCAAACAGCAGTTGGCGAAGAGTGCGATTGGACTGTAGCTACACCTGGCGGCTCAACAGCCACTGGTCTGTCCTCTACTTCCTTAACTGCTATCCAAGCCGGAACTGGTCAATACCAGATCACTGGCGTTGCTGGTGGTCCTAATAACCTGATTACAGATGCATTTGTTGTAGTGACTGTTCGTATTAACGAACATCAATACAAAGCTTCTGTAGCATCTGTATAAGGAGGTCTGAAAAATGGCTACTCCCATGAGAAGTACAGACTTTCGTTCGGTTGTTGAACCAATCCTTAACGAAGTCTTTGATGGCGTTTATGATCAACGAGCTGACGAATGGAAGCAAATTTTCCGTGAGCAAAAAGGCATTCCACGCAATTACCACGAAGAACCAGTTCTTTATGGCTTTGGCGCGGCTCCTGAGCTTCCCGATGGTATGGCAGTTACATATCAATCAGGCGGTATCTTGTTTGTTCAGCGTTATCTTTACCATGTCTACGGCCTTGCGTTTGCATTGACCAAAGTATTGGTTGAAGACGGCGATCACATTCGTATCGGTCAAACTTACGCCAAGCATTTGGCGCAATCTTTGATTGAGACAAAAGAAACATTAACTGCCAATGTATTGAATCGTGCGTTTAACGCAGCATTCGTTGGTGGCGATGGTCGTTCGTTAACTAACACTGCTCACCCGATTGTTCAGGGTTCATTCAGCAACCAGCTCACTACTGCTGCTGTTCTGTCCCAGACTTCTCTTGAGCAGATGCTCATTCAAATTCGCAACGCTGTTGACAACAATGGTAAGCGTATTCGTTTGACTCCGACTCAGATTATTACTGGACCAAGTAATGTTTTCCAAGCGGAAACTTTGCTTAAATCAGTATTGAAGTCTGGAACTGCTGACAACGACATTAACCCCGTTAAATCGATGGGTTTATTGGCAGATGGTCAGGCTAACATGTCTCGTATTACGTCTAACACAGCATGGTGGGTTCAGACTGATGCTCCAGAAGGTTTAAAACTTCTGATGCGTCGAGGTCTTGAGAAGTCTATGGAAGGCGATTTTGCAACTGACTCTATGCGCTACAAAGCGACAGAGCGTTACACAGTTGGCTGGACAGATCCGCGTGCAGTGTTTGGCACCGCAGGTGTATAAGTAAGTACCGCTCTTAACTCTATGGCTCTCCTTATAGAGTTAAGAGCATTTTACCAAATTTAATTTGGTTGCTGACAGCTTAGGCTGACGACATGCAGACAGCAGCTAAATCTTTTAACTCGCATGTGAGGAATTTTAAAATGGCTAATACTACTTTTAGCGGTCCAGTAACTTCGACCAACGGCTTTATCGGCAATTTAACCGGCAACGTGACAGGTAACGTAACCGGCAGCATCAGCGGCGGCAAGATAGTTAATCCTACCTATTCGCATGTGGCTGTAACAGCTAACGCTACTGCAACACTTACGGCAGATAAGGTTGCTGCAGGATACATTACATGTACCTCGGCTGCTGCCACTATTTTAACATTGCCTACTGGTACCTTATTGGGTACAAAGTTAGGCGCATCAAAAGGTACAGTTTTTGACTTGTACATTGATAACACCGCAGGTGCAAACGTAGTAACAATCGCGGTTGCCACCAATGGTATTATATCTGCACTGGGTGCTGCCGTTGCTGCCAGCGCTGGTCTTAAAACAATTCCTGCTGGCGTGACTGGTCAAGCTAAATTTACTCTTATGTTCTCTAGCGCAACAGCATACACGTTTACGCGCGTTGCATAGATTTTAGAACTTAGAGGAGTAAATTATGCGTCCAGTTAAAATAGGTGCATTGACGCCAACAGGTGTTTCCCCAATCTGGTTTAATGGGAACGGGCTCACTAGTACTGGTGCGGCGGTTGCCGTCCAGACAACCAGCACATTCGATGGGCTTGCTCATAGAGTGACATTGACCGCTCCCGTTCAGGCCACCTTGGCAGGTATTGCATTCACGATCGTCGGGACTAACGCCAATGGCGCTGCCCAGACTGAAGTGATCGCAGCTGGTCCTGCAAGTGGAGCGACAGTGAGTAGTACTCAGTTTTTTCTTACTGTTGAAACTATACAGCCTAATGCCACTATGGGTACTAAAGTCTTATCGGTAGGCTTATTGAGTGAAGCTGTGGGTTATTGGGTCAATTTAGAAAACACGATGTCTGCCCCGATGGTTATGGTCGGCGTCACTGGAACGATAAATTATAGCGTGTTCCAAACGCCTGCGAATATCTTTGATGCTCCAGAGCGAGATGCTATCTATACGTCAATCGGAATGCCGATTACGGGCCTTGCGGCTGCTACAGCTAATGCTTTGGCTGCAGGTGGCGAAAGTTGTCGAGCCATTATGCTCCGCGTTAATTCATTTACTGCAGGCGCGACCATCACGGTGTACATCAACAACTCAGGTGGAGGTTACTAATGACAATTAAGTATATGTCTGAATTTGACTTCCCTTCTGATTTCGGCTTTACAAAATCCTCATCTACAGCGAAAATGAGTCGTGGCGGCATGAGAAATCTACGTGACGAAGAGTCTCGCGTTATTGGGGTTCAGGATAATGCAGCTGATGAAATGCGTAGAGTATCTGGGCGTAAGTCTAATGACGCTGCAGAGCGTAAAGATAAACGTGCTCAAATGGATCGTGTTAGCTCGCGTGAGCGTAACGCCCGTGATGAGATGACTAGATTGCGCGGTGAAGCTAGAAATGGCTTTAAGGCAGCTAAAGGCGGTTCTGAAAAGGACTGGATAAAAGGTGCTGTAAAAAAGCCGGGTGCTCTTCGTGAGTACATGGAAACTCCTGAAGGGCAAAGCATTTCCAAAAGCAAGTTAAATAAAGTTGCTTCTGGCAAACCAGCTATAGTGGGTGGTCCTAAGCCATCTGCTAAAACGATGAAGCGAGCAAATCTTGCTAAATCATTTTCCAAAATGAAATAAGGATACTTAGACATGGGTATGAAATCAAAAGGCTATGCAAAAGGCGGTATGAAAACTAAGGGTTATTCCAAGGGTGGTAAAACTCAAGGTTATAACGCTCGTTTAGATGATTCGATGGGTTCTAGGAATGGCTCAAAAAGTCAGTCTATGAAGTCTCGCCGGAATGAAAGCGAAGGTATGGAAAAATCCATGGGTAAGCGTAAGTTTTCTGGCAATAAAATGATGGACGTAGGATCTTCTAAAGGCGCTGTAGGTTCAGCAGAGATGAAAGAATTTAAGAAAATGGGCACCATGAAGAACAGCTGGTAGATTTACTACTGAGCTTCATAGGGTTTGCTGAATCAGCACTCCATACATTTACATTAATATGGAATTTATATGGCTTATTCGGGAAACATTGGGGTTAAAACATTTAATGCGCTGAAAGTCGTAGACCACGCTTTCCGCAGGTGTCGCCTGCCTGCTCAGGCCATAACTTCAGAAATGCAAGAATATGCACTTGATTCTCTGACATTCATGCTCGATGAGCTGGCCAATATACGGACACCATCTTGGTGCATAGAGCAGCAAATACTGCCTCTTTACGAAAATAATCAAATTGTCAAGCTTCCAAAGGGCACAATTGACGTTTTAAACCTAAATTTAAACGTACTTCAAGAGCTAAGTGGCACTGTAACATCCACAAATACCTCTTATTTAGTTAATTTTACTACCTCCACAATAGTCAATTTCATTGGAATTAAATGGTCTGCGAACGCTATTCCAGTCAATTTTCAGACTAGTTCAGACAATGCTGCTTGGACTACGGTAGGAACTTCGACTAGTCTTGATTTATCAACCAATGCGACAGCGGTTGCTGGTAATATTACTTGGACTCAAATTAATGGCGCTTTAGCCAAGCAATACTTTAGAATCGTACCAACTGATGGTGCTTCTACTATCTCTTCCTCCCGAATTACGTTAGGAAATATGCCTCAAGCCATTCCTCTTGGCTTATTGAGTAGAGATAATTATGTAAACCAAAGCAATTTAGTATTTGCTGGACGCCCCAGTAGCTTCTACTACCAGCGTGATATTCCTCAGCCAGTTGTTAATTTATGGCCAGCGCCTAACGCTGCGTCTGAAAAGTTTCAATTAGTGCTCTGGCGTCACCGCCAAATAATGGATACCGACAACTTACAGCAAGAGATTGATATACCTAATCGGTGGTTAGAGGCTATAATCAATGGGTTAGCGGCTAGGGTATGCGCTGAAACACCCTCTGCAGATGCTCAACTTATGCCAATGCTCGATGCTAAAGCAACAATGAGTATGCAACGAGCTTGGGATGGCGATAATGATGGATCTGCAATTCAAATCAATCCAGGAATAGGGGTTTACACAGCGTGAGCATTTATCTGGACCCAACGGGTCAGCCTACATTTGGTATTGCGATATGTGCTAGATGCTCTATTAAATTTCTATTATCAGAACTTTCGCCTGATCCTAACTTTCCGGGATTAATGGTGTGTGAGGCTGATAAGGATAGATTAGATCCTTATTTATTACCTCCTAGACGCCCAGATCAAATTGTTTTGCCGTTTAATCGGCCTGATAAGAACATAGATACTCGCCCATCAGGCGTTATTCAAGAAGCTGGTGATGAGTTTATTGTCACTGAAGATGGCAATAAATATCTGGAGATGAATTAAATGACAGCAGATGTTCCAAGCAATTTAATACCCAGTAGAGTTACCCAGCTCCCAACTGCACCTGTGGCATCGCCTGATGGCTTGTTGCTGTTTACTTATCAGGGTGTTAGCTACCAGATTCGTGCTGGAGACCTTTTACAAGTTACAGGCGTGCCAACTACTCGCAAAGTTCTAGCAGGAACCGGGATGACGGGCGGTGGCTCATTAGCTTCTGATGTTACTCTAAGTATTGCCAATGGAGGCGTTGGCAGTGTGCAACTTGCAAATAGTGGAGCTACTGCCGGAACTTATGGAGATGCAGGTAATATACCTGTCGTCACTGTAGACGCTACGGGTCGTATTACGGGAGTTACTTCAGTCGCAGTGTCTGTCTCTGGATATGTACCGATTGCTCGTCAAATCATCGCTGGCGCAGGATTACAGGGAGGTGGAAATCTCAACTCTAACGTGACGCTAACTGCTGACTTTGAGGACACTGCTCCGCTGACTGGAACCACTAATGGTTCAGCAGGAACTCTAAACGAACTCTCTAGGGGAGACCATCGTCATCCTCCTGTTAATCTTAACGATCAGAACCAAATTGATGGCACATTGCCGATAGATCAGGGTGGCACAGGCCGAGCTAATACGTCAGTTCCTGGGGCCATTGCTTATGGCGCAGGCAATCAAATAGCATTAGGACCAGCAGGTGTGAATGGTCAGGTATTAATCTCAGGTGGAACTGGAACTCCAACATGGGGCTCTGCTCTGGTAATTACCGACCAAGCTGCTAACGTAATTTATGGTGGGCCAGCATCTGGAGCAGACGCTCCAACATCGTTTAGATCTTTAGTTAACGCCGACTTACCAACTTCTGGAGCAAATGCAGGAACCTACGGCTCTTCAACCGCTATACCAGTCATTACTGTAAATGCTAAGGGCGTAGTCACCAACGCCACCACAGCCTCTTTTACAACAGGATTAAGCTTCCAAGGCACTTGGAATGCTGCAACAAACTCTCCGTCTTTATCGTCTGGGACAGGAACAAATGGTCAGTATTACATTACGAGCGTTGCTGGAAACACGAATCTTGACGGCATAACTGATTGGCAAGTTGGAGACTGGGCTGTATTTAACGGCACAGCATGGCAGAAACTTGATCAATCGAACACTGTTATATCAGTAAACGGACAGACAGGAGCTGTAAACCTCACTCAAATAGCTAATGTGGCAGGTGGTGCAGCTAACCGACTAGTTTATAATACAGGTGCAAACACTACGAACTTTGTGGCAGCGCCCACATCGGCTGATACTTTCTTAAAATGGAATGGCTCTGCTTTTGTTTGGAATTCAGCGGTGACCGCTGCGGTAACGAGCTTCAGTGGTGGATCGACAGGATTAACACCAAGTTCGTCAACAACAGGCGATATTACTGTCGCAGGAACTTTGGTAGCGGCCAATGGCGGCACTGGATTAACGTCAGCTGGAACAAGTGGAAATGTGTTAACATCGAACGGAACAACTTGGACATCTGCTACACCAGCGGCTGGCGTAACACTTGATGATGTCGTGGCGTTGGCCGTGGCTTTAGGATAGGAGAATAATATGGCAAATACATTTACACGTAAACTATCAAGAGGTATCGGCACTGCGCTGACCGCCGTTGGTAGTTATACAGTCGGGTCTTCAACTCAGACTACTGTGATCGGTTTAACAGTGTCTAACACCAGCGCATCGACTGTAAACATTGATGTGACGCTTAATGATGGGACCAACGACAATTACATAGTTAAAGATGCTCCTGTCCCGGTAGGAGGAGCACTGGTGCCCATAGGAGGTAACCAGAAAGTTGTTTTAATTACTGGCGACTCAATAAAAGTTAATTCAAGTGCGGCATCATCTGTTGATGCAGTGTTATCTATCTTGGAGATCACATAACATGTCTAATCCATATATCGGTAATTCGCCTACAGATGTACCGCTAACGACTGATCAGCTGGGCAATGGTATAGTAACCACTGCTAAACTAGCTTCTCCAATAGCTCCAACTATTGTGGGAGGAACTATAGATAACACGCCCATTGGGGCAACCACCAAAAATACAGGTGCTTTTACTACTGTAACTGCAACCACTGGAATAACTGGCGGTACTTTTTAATGATATTTTTAATGAGCGGAGGCTAAAATGGCTGAAACAGGATTTACACCAATTCAACTTTATCGAACTGCGACTAGCTCAGCTGCTCCTACAGCTGGTAATTTAGCTGCAGGAGAGCTTGCGATCAATACTAATGATGGCAAACTGTTCTATAAAAATTCTGCAGGTGCAGTTGCTGTAATGGCATCCACTAGCGGATCAACAGGGGATGTTACGCTTAATGGCACACAGACGCTGACGAACAAGACCCTAACTTCTCCTGTTTTGGGTGGTATAACTACCACAGCTAGTGGTTCAATGGAGTTTTTACCTGCTGATTACACGATGGTGATTAGGGGTGGAGGGTCTAGCGAGGGTACTATTAAACTTAACTGTGCCGCTAACAGTCATGGTCAATCTCTTACAGCACAGCCTCATGCGCTGGGCATTACAAATGAGATGTTACTTCCCATCGGCGCCAACTCAACTTTAGTAAGTTTGGTATCTGCTGATACGCTGACTAATAAGACTATTAATTATGCCAACAATACTTTGGTAGGGGTAGCCTCTCTTGGCGCCAATACTTTTACAGCAACGCAGAATTTAGCAGATAATATTGTCCAGCGTCCTGTATTAAAAGATTATGCAGAAACTAAAGTAGCGATGGCTGCTAATGCTGTGGACCTTGCATTAGGTAATGTACAGACCAAAACCATCTCAGGCGCACAGACTCTTACATTTAGTAATCCTCCTGCAAGTGGACTAGCGGGTTCGTTCACGTTAATCCTGACCAATGGCGGTAGTGCTGCTGTGACTTTTCCCTCTTCTGTGGATTGGCCAGCGGCGACCGCACCGACACTTACGCCATCCGGGGTGGATGTTTTAACTTTTGTGACAATTGATGGCGGTACAATCTGGTACGGAATCGCTTCTGGCATAGGGATGGCTTAATGACTACTGAAAGTAAATTACTAGGTACTAACCCTGTATCGGGTGAGGTGTTGCCAAAAGCAGTGAGCTTTGACGGGACTAGCGATTACCTTACTCGTAGCAGCAACATGACGGGTAATGCTAATAGTAAGACGTTTACGTTTAGTGTTTGGATTTATCCTACAAAAACTACCATGCTGGTTTTTCTTGGGGGCGCATCAAGATTTTACTTTAGACATGACGGAGCAAACTTTAGATTCTTTGCTTATCAGCCGACTCCATCAAGTTCCACAGCGTTTAGTTTTAGTATACCGGGAATACCAATTAACACTTTTTCAAATGTTCTTTGCTCTATAGATTTAGCAAATACATCAAATCGATATGTGTATGTAAATGATATAGCCCAGACTGTTACATGGTCTGTATATAACAATAGTCTCGCTGATTTTTCTCAATCAGTTTATTACATTATAAAAGATGGAGGTGCTTACAATGGCGGCCGCCTATCAAACTTCTTCCTAGACTACACCTATCGTGATCTAAGTGTCACAGCTAACAGACGTTTATTCATAGACGCAGAGGGCAAACCTTCTAGCACAATACCCTCAAACCCCATCATGTATTTACCCATGACTGACGCAGCCACAGCAGGATACAACTCTGGCACAGGCGGTAATTTTTCTGCGGTTGGTGTACTGGCTACCGCACAGCGTGGGCCTAACCAAGATAATTGTAGTGCTAGTGTGTTTGATGGTAGTAATGATTATTTGAGCAGGACTAGCTTAACTAGCATAGCTGACGGGAAAGTATTTACCTTTAGTGCAGTTATAGGTTGTGATGCGTCATCTATGAATTATGCAACAATTATGAGCATAGGAGACTCAGGAACAGATTGGTTTTACATTAGGTATAGTGCAACTGGTATTTCGTTTAAGTGTAGTGACGCTTCTGACACAAGTGTAGCTCAATTTGATCTTAATAATATTCTTAAAAGTGGGCAATCTCATACAATACAAATTAACTTTGATGCTGCTAGTCAAAGTGGCAGTGATCTGTACTTAGATGGTGTGGCTCAATCCGTTACATGGTCTACTTTTGTCAATACAAATGTTAATTTTACCGATGATAGATATAGAGTTGGTGCTTCGGCCCCAGCGACATATGCGCCTACTTTCTACGAAGGGCCACTCGGTGAGGTGTATTTCAACACAGCCTACACAGACCTAGCCACAGATAACCCATTCTGGGATTCAACAGCTAACCTCCCTAACTCAGTACGCAAGGTCATTGAAGACACAGGTGTTACACCTCTTATAGCTCTACCTATTATCGGCTCTGATGCAGGTAACAACTTAGGTAGTGGAGGAGACTTTACTGTTAACTCAGGGCCGTACACAGGTGCTAGGGGTGGTAGTGAATATTGGTCTAGGAGTGTAGAGAGACTTAGCTCTTCAGGTTATTTAAAAAGAACATCAATTGTTGCGCCAAATAGTAAGCAAATGTCGGCTGTTTTTACTGCTAAGATCGGAGCCTCTAGTTTAGGATACATAATAGAAGCACGAAATGGATCTTCTGCTAGGTTAGATATTGTGATAAAAGCAGGAGGAGGGATAAGTTTCAATGCTGCGTCAACTACCGGAGCAGAGATTGTTGCGTATAATGGAGGTTTTACTCTTGCGTATGATACTTGGTATAACGTATTTATCACCTTTGACACCTCTGATGCAAATAAGAGATTTGTATTTGTCGATAATGTTGATCGGAGTTCATCTGGCAGTGGCTTCTACGGGTATTCTGCAAACGGGCAATATGATTTAGGTGACAGTGACGACATTGATGTTTTGGGTAGGATAGCTAATCGAGATGCAACGCTCAGTAACTTCTATTTAACCCAAGATTACATAGACTTCTCGCAAGAAACTAACCGTAATGCGTTTGTAGATCAACTTGGCTACCCTGTAAATTTAACTCCTGCTATTGAATCAGGAGACCTACCAGAACCACTCATCTACATGAAATTTGAAGACACCACAGCCTTCGGTATTAACGGGGGGACAGGTGGTAACTTTACTCTAAACGGCACATTAATCGCAGCCGAAGATGTAACCCCAACATAGCAGACAGGAGAACACACAATGCTATTATTAAAAGCAACAGGCAGCACAGTAGAGCAATACCCCTATTCACTGGGTATGCTACGAAAAGACAACCCAAACACTAGCTTTCCAAAGCAGCCTAGTGCAGAAGATATGGCAGCATTCAATGTCTATCCCGTGACCGAAGCAAACCCAACAGTTGGCGAGGGTCAGCGTTTGGCTAAGACTTGGACACCCACACTATCAGGCAGTGATTGGGTATTAGACCACCAAGCTGTTGATCTAACATCAGATGAAGTGGCAGAAGCTACGGCAGTGATTGCAGCTAATATGCGTGAGAAGCGTGATGGATTACTCGCAGCTACCGACTGGACTGCAAACTCTGATGTGACAATGACTACTGAAATGGCAACCTACCGCCAAGCACTTAGGGACGTACCTACACAATCAGGGTTTCCGAGCGAAGTCACATGGCCTGATAAGCCTGCTTAATAAGGATTTCTAATATGCTGTCTGCGTTAAGCGCGTTAATTGGTCCGGTATCAAGCATTCTTGACAAGGTTATTCCTGATAAAGACTTGCGTGAACGGTTGTCGCATGAAATTGCAACAATGGCTGAAAAACATGCTCAAGCGCAGGTTATGGCTCAGATTGAAGTCAATAAAGTTGAAGCCGCGCACAGCAGCATGTTTGTGGCTGGCTGGCGTCCAGCGATTGGTTGGATATGCGCGATGGGCATGGCAGGCAACTTCTTAGTCATTCCATTCGCTAACATGGCGCTAGAATTATCAAAAACAGGCGTAACTATACCCATGATAGCACTGTCTGAGATGATGCCAGTGCTGATGGGCATGTTAGGATTAGGTGCCATGCGTACTGTAGAAAAAGTAAAAGCTGTGAGTAGAGAGAAATAATATGAGCTACACGATGACCTACGACAGCCTGTTGGTGGACCTTCGCAGATATTTAGAGCGAGGGTTTACTCAGGATAGCGATCAAATAGTGTTTGATCAACTCCCACGTTTAATTACCTTGGGAGAGAGGCGTATTGCGCGTGAGCTTAAAATAGAAGGATTCATCCGGGCAGTTAATCTACCGCTGGCGATTGGAGTATCAACGTATTTAAAGCCTGACAGATGGCGCGACACTATATCGATGAATGTTTCTGGAAAGTCTATATTTGCGCGATCTTACGAATACTGCCGCAACTATTGGACAAACGAATCTGAGACTGCCACGCCTGAATTTTATGCAGATTACGACTATCAGCATTGGCTAATAGTTCCGACTCCTAATGCTGCAAGCACAATGGAAATACTTTATTACGAGCAGCCAGCTCTTTTGGGAGATGATTTCCAAAGTAATTGGCTGACAGAATATGCGCCTGATGTTCTATTATATGCCGCACTTCTGGAAGCAGCTCCATTTTTAAAAAATGACGAACGAGTTGCTATGTGGACTGGAATGTATGATCGTGCAGCGCAGGCATTGAACGGCGAGGATCTAAGTAAGATTATGGACAGATCAGCAAATAGGAGTGAAGCGTAATGCCAAGTTATACCGATGTTTTTGGCGGTGCAAATATATACCCAAGTGAAATAAGCTATAGCTCTGTTGCTTTAACTGCCAGCATTGTGCTGAGCTGGCCAGAAGAAACGTCTACAAACGTCAATTTAGCCACTAGAATCATGGATGTTACCCCATCTGCGATAAACTTTAACATTACCCTACCTGATGCCACTAAAAGTGGTACGGGTAATACGATATTATTTAACAATAAAGGTAGCCATACATTTACGGTTTTAAACGCTGGCGGTGTTCAAGTCGGTACAATCGCTGCGGGACAAATTTGGCAAGTTTACTTAACTAGTAATACTAGCGTAAACGGCACTTGGCAAATCCTGCAGTATGGAGCCACCACATCGAGCGCGAACGCCTCGGCATTGGCTGGCACAGGCATTGTTGCTGTTGGCACTGTTTTATCTCAGTCAGTACCTATTACAGCATTTAACTCGAACTATACTGCTGGCGATAATGATCGAGCAAGGATGTACAACTGGACTGGAGCTGGAGGTGTTTTGACACTACCAGACCCTACTATTGTTGGCGATAATTGGTTTCTCTATCTGCGTAATTCAGGATCAGGCCAAGTTGCGGTAACGCCAACAGGCAGTGTTCAGATTGATGGTACGTCTCCGCTTCCTTTTCAGCCTGGAGAGTCAGCAATAGTCGCTTCTGATGGTACTAATTTTTACACTATAGGATTTGGTAAATCAGCGACTTTCGCATTTGATTACACAGTAATTGATGTGCCCGGATCGGGCAACTTTGTGTTGTCTGGAGCCCAGCTAAATCGAGTTGCTTATCGATTCACTGGAGCGCTAACAGGCGCTAGAAACATTATTATACCCGCAACCGTACAGCAGTATTGGATTGATAATCGCACCACTGGGTCACATACATTCACAGTAAAAGTTAGCGGAACCACGGGTGTAGTTTTAAGCACCAATGAGCGCGGTATATTTTATTGCGATGGTAGTGTGATCTTAGATGCTGACACTGCAACTATTGGCGTACCTATTTCTATCGCAAATGGCGGTACTGGAGCCACCTCCGCAGGAGCTGCATTAATAAATTTGGGCGGTAAATCTACAGGTATCGCTATATTTGAGTCTGTAAATCAACGGACTGCATGGACCGCGATTGGACCAGCAGACGGAGGCACTTACTAATATGCCTATTCAAACAGCTGTATTAAAATCATCTCCAGGAATCAAAAGAGATGGAACCAAGTTTGAAGGCGATGCGTATACGGATGGTCAGTGGGTGCGCTGGCAAAGAGGGCTTCCTCGCAAAATGGGTGGATACAAAACTACTCAGAAATTATTACAAGAAATAAGCCGTGGATTTTCTACGTTTACGCAGATGCTATACGTCTACTGTCATTCGGGCAGCGCAAATAAATTAGAGCGATTTACGCTAGACGCTACAAGTAACAGTTCAGTTATTACCGACAGAACACCTGTTGCTGTAGGCGCATATGGAACTGTAACTTTGGCTGGCGCTAGCGGATCAGTAAGTATGATTGCTGTCAATGGCGTTGACATTATGTCTGGAGCTGTGGCCTTTAACAGTACATTAAATCAAACAGCAACAGATGTTGCCTCCAATATCACTGCATTTAACTCAACGCCAAATTACACTGCTGCGGCAGTAGGCGCGGTAATCACCATTACTTCAGTTACCACAGGTGATCAGGTTAATGGATTTATCATTACCAACACATTAACCACGCTTACGTCTACTTTAGTGAAATTCGACTACGGATCTGATCCTCTGCTAGCAAATCCTTTCAACTATTGGATGTTTGATGTCCAATATGCCTCATCTACTAATCAAAACTATTTAATAGCCTCAGTGGCACCAAATGGTACTTGTGTGTGCAATGATCAGGATGGTCAAATATTCTTTGGAGAAGTCTTAGGAACTGGCGATTTGAAAAGCATACCACTTCCTCCAAACGCTAATGTGACTGGCGGAATTGTTAGTCTTCATCCTTACTTATTTTATTATGGTACTGATGGCATTATTGGCTGGTCAGTTCCTGGAGAGCCAACGGATTTAACTGGTTCAGGTAGCGGCCTAGCTCGCGTCTGGGGGCAAAAGATCATCAAGGGTCTACCAATGAGAGCGGGATCTGGAACGGCCCCTGCAGGAATATTTTGGGCGTTTGACGCGGTATTAAGGGCTACTTTTACAGGCGGATCAACAGTATTCCAGTTTGACATTATTGCGACTGGCACTTCAATTATGTCTCAGTTCTGCGTGGTAGATTACGATGGAGTATTTTACTGGGCTGGCGTAGATAGATTCTACATGTTTAACGGTGTAGTGCGCGAAGTACCAAACAGCATGAATCTTAATTACTTTTTTGACGGCATTAACGTCAACGAGCAAAGCAAAACATTCTGTTTTCAAGTGCCAAAATACGGCGAGATTTGGTGGTGTTATCCTCGCGGAACAGCGACAGAATGCACCCACGCTGTCGTGTATAACGTGCGAGAGCAGACTTGGTATGATACTGAGCTCCCTAACGATGGAAGGTCTGCTGGACACTTTAACAACTCATTTGCTGCCCCAGTTCTCACAGGCGTTAAAAATGATGGCGGCGGCTATAAAGTTTGGCGTCATGAGTTTAAGTCTGATGAGTATGATGGTCCATCAGTAAGACCCATTAAGTCTAACTTTGAGACAGCTGACTTATCTACCCTAGTTACTGGAAATAATAGATATTTACGCTGCACAACGATTGAGCCGGACTTTGTGCAAAGCGGTCCGATGACTGTTAATATAACGGGAAGAGCTAACGCAAGAGCGCCAGAAGTGGTCAGTACAACATTTGAGTTTCCTGAGTCGGCCTCTGAACCTTATCAGCAGATAGTTATGCTAAAAGAGCAGAGAAGAGAGCTTAGAGTTAAGTTTGAAAGTAATGAGCTGTACGGAGATTATCAAATGGGCCAGATCATCGCGCACTTTGACAGCGGTGATGGTACGGATCTAGGATGAGTCTTAGTGTTACGCTCCCAGTTGGTATTGGTCTCAAGGACTGGGCTGACTGCCTAATCACTGATTTTGATGCTTTTGGCGTTTACCAGCCACTAGATGATGTGAATAAGTGGCAAGATTGGGCTATGCAGTACATGCGATCTAGTAACTTAGTGGAAGACTTTCCAGATCCGTATAGTTACGCTATTACGGACTGGCGAGAATGGGCAGAGAGGTTTGTTCAAACAACATTATGAAATATATTGGCTATCAAGACGAAGAAATGGCAGAAAAATGGGCAAGAAAATACTTAGGAATTAAGAGCGCTCCTAGTGTTTTTAGAGCGTTATCGGCTGTTGATGATG